TCACCAGACCATCGGCAGGTTGAGGCATTGGCGCGCCCACCGTTCCACCGCCAGATTCTCCTCGTCGTCGCCAAGCAGCAGCAGGAAGCCGGCGTTCTTGCCGAGCGAAGCGGGTTCCAGCTTCTTTATCACGCCACGCTCCTGAAGCCATACGGCGGCGTCGCTGAATTGCTTCTTTGCGTTGAGTTCGCGCTTGCGCATGATTTTGTCGGCGTCTTCGCTCATGGCTTGCTCCGGAGTGAGCATCACCATTCCATGATCGTCGGAGAATGAGCGCCAGCCGAGCGTGTAGTAGCGGCATGGCGCGTTGACCTTGCGCAGCTTCTCAGGTGGCTGGTTGCGTTCTCGGTCCCAGTCGTAGGTTTGGTCGCACATGTATGCGAGTACGAGTTGCGCCATGGCGTAGACTCCGATGTTGTCGCCTCGCTGGTAGGCGAGGCGTCCTTTGCTGGCGAGCTCGTAGAAGGCGTCGGTGTTCTTGTATCCCATTGGTTTCATCGTCTTTCCCTCCATGCCTCGCTGTATTCTGGTGCACGGAGAATCATCCTAGGTTTTCCCCGCCCGCGTGGTTCTGACCAACCGCGCGGGCTTTTATTTAATGTTTTGAACTATAGCACTACTCAAGTGTATAATCAAATTTATACAACGAATATAACGAAAGTAACAGAAAACCGTTGCTGCGGTATTACCCACGTTATACATATACAAGACGTACTAGTTATCAACATTCTTTTTATAAGGCAGCAATATAAAAAAAGCCCCACAAATGTGGGGCAAATGGAAGAGAGCGTCACTGCTTGGTGAACGTGCCGCAATTCTGGAGCTTGAACTGCTGCCCATCGCTCACCGTCACCTGCGGATAGCCACCACCAGGAATATCATTCTGCACGATGTCGTCGCCTACGGAGATCTCCCAGTAACAGCGGTCCGTCACGGAATTGTTTGCGCGATACGTTCCGGCGTCGATGTCCTTGCCGACCTGCCACACGCCATCGGAGGCGCTGGTCCTCTTGGCGTTGTCGACCTGACCGGTCAACGATTCGATTTGCGCCTGCAAATTGTCCCGCGTAGCCTCCATCTTCTTTATGTCGGCCTTCATGCCGTCAGCCTTGTCTATCGTCTCCGTCGCAGTGTCGTAATCATCCGACAGTGAGTTGTATTCGTCCACAAGCTTGTTGTATTCGTCTATCAGCTTCGAATAGTCGGCATTGTCGGCTTCGATCGTCTCGGCGGCTTCCTTGACCGCGGCGGAATGGACGCTGGCGGCATAGGTGGCCGCTCCGACGGCCATCGCCACTGCGCATACGGCGGCGATGCCGGAGCAGACCGCCGACTTCACTTTCACGTCCTTGCCGAGCCATGCCTTGAGCTTGACCAGCATCGCATTGTTCTGTCTGATTCTCATTGGTTCCTTCTCTCTTCCCGCCAAGCAAGGGGGATGCAGTCGATTCTACGCCGATGCGAGCGTGCTCCGGTAATCCTCCAACACCTGCGTGGTCACGTTGAGTTCGTCCGCGATCTGCCATTCGTACTCGTACATGCGTTCGAGTAGTGCGAGTTCGGCGGGATTGACCAATAGGAGCGCTGTCTGCGTGCGGCAGCGTCGTTCCTGCTTCGAACGATCGTTCGCACAACCATCGTCGCCATGCTTCCAGTGCAGCAGCTCGTGTGTGAGCACGCATCTTTTCGCCGTGTAGGTAAGGCGCCTGTCAATGAGTATCACGCTGTTGGATGCGTCGTAGCAGCCCCACAGGCCGTCCGGCAGGATGGCGCTGGATACGGTGACGGGCAGTCCGATGATGGCGCGGCGCATGGCCCCGTAGGTCATTCGCCGGTCGATCGGCAGGTCAGGCAGGCTCGTCGTAATCCGGCCCAGCCTCTCCATCGATGGCCTCCTGCTTGCCGGCAGCGTTATAGGCGGCAAGACCATAACCGCCTGCCTGCGCTTTCCTCTCGGCGGCTTCGACAGCATGGCGTTTGGAGTCCATCACGATGTCTCCGATGGGTACGCCGGTCACTTCGCTGATGCGTTCCAGGTCACTCAGGTTGAGCGGGCGCGTGAAGTTCTGCCGTTTGTACCAGTAGTCCTCGCCGAAGCCGCAGGCCTTGGTGAATTCCTTGATGGTCATGCCGCTTTGCTTTTGGAGTCTGACGCACTCTCGCATGACCTGTTTTGCGAATGTGGTCACTTCGTTTGCTTTCATACCCATGCCTCCAGTATAGCCAATTACGTAGTCATTGTGTGCAAATTGTAAAGAACTATGCAAATTCATAGTATGAATCTACGAATTTGCATAGATTAAAAACGTCGAAAGGAAAAACGAGATGTTGAGCACCAAAAAGACCAAGACCCCCGACCACTACCCGTGCGGCCACATGCGCGGCCCCGGCTGGCACGACTGGAGAGCCTGCCTCACCAAGCAGGGAGTCGAGGAGGATGAATGGCCGGTCTGACGGAAACAGCCACCAGAAACCTCAAAGCGGAACTCGCAAGACACGACAAGACACCGAAAGACCTAGCAAAAGCATGGGGCCTCGAAATCAGAGCCGTAAACAACAGGCTCAAAGGCCACACGCCACTCTCGACGGACGAAATCGAAAAAGCGGCATCCATGCTCGACATGGAACCTGAAAACCTCGTCATGCTCCTCATCCAGCCAATCGACAGCATCAAACAATTCAAAGCCTAAGGAAACCGAACATGAGCCAGCTCCTTAACCCACCGGCACCGCCGACGCTCCACGAGACCGGATGCCTGCTGCTCGCATCAAGCGGCTTCTATGTCCGCCTCCATGAGGACGGCAGCGCCAGCCTTGTCGACGGCATCCAAGACATCACACTCGCGGACTTCACCTCGGCGGAAATCGAAGACATCGCCTACAACCTCTCCAACAAGATCGGAGCAACGAGATGAGCTGGATGGACGACGGCGGATTCGAGATGCAGGCATTCACCGCCCAGGACGGCAGGCCGATGGCGCGAATGAGCTTCCGCACATCGACCGGCCAATACTACTTCAACCTCACCAAGACCGAGGTGCAGCGCGTCCGCCGCGAATGCGGGCGAATCCTCAAGGAAATGGAGGAAACCAAATGACCAGCCACGGCAGCAACCACGAAGTCAGGAAGCCGAACTACACGCTCCGCCGTATCAAGACCCTGCTCGCCATCATCGGATTCGTGAGCAGCGTGACCCTGCTGTTCACTTGGCGGACGGCGGACTCGCAGACCGCGACCATCCTCGTGAGCGTCATCTACATTCTGACCGGCCTGTGGCTGACCGTGCGGTTCGCCCCACGCGAATAAAGACTTCCCACCAGCCGACAGTCCAACAAAACAAACCAAATCTGGGATGTTTTCGCGGACATCCACGTTCACCGTCGGCTGGCGGGAACCATAACTGAATATCGACAAACAACAAAATAATCCGCCACGGCGTTTACATGCACATCACTCTGTCGTGGCTTCGGCTGGGCGACGGTTCGCCCGTCCACGGATTCCAAATCTTCTTCTCTCTAACTATCAAGAAGCAGGCATTCCGGTGCTTGCAGACCCTTTCAAGTCCGCCTGACGGCTTCCATCGCCGTCGGCCGCGCCACCGGCCGCGAACACGTTCAGGTCGCGTTCCAACGGTCAAAGGGGCGCTAGGAATCCACGGACGGCACTGGTTCGACTCCAATGCCAGCCACTCAGCCCCATCCACTCGTCATGGTGGGGCACACAACGTCAACAAGCAAAGGAAAAGCCTATGAGCAATGAAATCCAGCGATTCGAGTTCAAGGACGCATCATTACGCGCCCTGACCGACGAGGCGGGGGAGCCGTGATTCGTCGCCAAGGGCCAGACGTACTTCATCCGCCGGTACTGCCTCCAGCCGTCGTTGGAAGCGGGCGCGTGATGGATGACAAAGAGGTGTTCGCCGCATTGGCGGCGGCGTTGAAGCCGATGAACACGACGAAGGATATCGCGGACAACTGCGGCATCAAGGAAGGCACCCTGGCGTACTGGCGTAGCGCGGGCATCGGCCCGAAGTTCGTGAAGGTGGGACGGACCGTCATGTATCCGAAGGAGCAGATGATCGCCTATTTCGCGCAACACCTGTACCAGTGCACGGCCGAATACGAGGAAGAGGTGGGTGCGTGATGACCGACAACGACTGGCGTACCGATACCCCGTGGCCTGACCCATGGGAAGAAAAGGAGGACAAATGAACGCCATCCGCAAAGCCTGCGTCGAAGCGATATTCAGGGAATTGGAGGACGAAGGCGACGCCATCCGTCCGGCCTATGCCGACGGGTGGGACGACATCGAAGCAAGGCGTTCACTCGGTCACATCGTCGGATTCATCGACATCGACGTGCCCGACCTCGTGGACATCGTCATCGACACCATCAACAAGGAGCTGATGGGATGAAGGCCCTTGCCCGTGTCATCCTGCATCAGCTGCTGTTCGCGGTGTGGTTGCTGGCCATGTGGGTGCTGTATTGCACGCCGGCGTGCACGCACCCCATCGAACATCTCGTCGCGGCGCCGTTCGCGGTGCTCATCCCCACGGCTGTCATCCTCCGCCGCCTGTTCTCCGACCCACGTTTCATCCGATGGCTAGGAGAACTCGAACAGTGAAAGACCTGGGCGGCTCCTCACACATTGCGGCATGGACGTGTCTCGTCATGCGCGCCCATGCCGGAACCGCCCGCGCGTCAAGGAAAAGACGTTAAAACCAGCCGGACGGGTCATCTTCTCTCTTCTCCTCCCGCCCGGCCCTCGCCGGGGCCCGCGAACGGATGCGGGCGCCATGGATCGGCGATAGGACGCCGGCGAACGGATGCGTGGTTCGACCCCACGCCCCGGCACGAAAGTCCGACAACACACTAAGGAGTCCGAATGGAGCAGGAATACCGGCCGGAAGGCGAGAAATGGTTCGAGTGGCCACTCACCCCGGCCAGCGTCGGCATGACCGCCGGCGATCTCCTCGCCGAGCTGTACGCGACCGTCAGCGCGCTCAACCGCGACCGAAGCTGGCCGATCACCCTGGTCGCGCCTGCCCGCTTCGGCGAGGTGATCATCGACCGCGAGTCCGGATGCCTCCGCGCCAAGTGCGCCTGGAAGGCCAAGGATCCAAGTCAGTTGGGCGCCGAACCGTCCAACTACGTCAAGGAGGCGTGATGGCCGGCGAGACAGTCATCACCGTGGTGGGCAACCTCACCGCGGACCCCGAGCTGCGCACCACGTCAAGCGGCGCTTCCGTGTGCAGTTTCACCATCGCCGCGACTCCGCGTACCTATAACCGCCAGACCGGCCAGTTCGAGGACGGTCAGGCGCTGTTCATGCGCTGCAGCGCATGGCGCGACCTTGCCAACCACTGCGTGCAGAGCCTTGCGAAGGGCATGCGCGTAATCGCGCAAGGCCGTCTGCAGCAGCGTTCCTACCAGGCACAGGACGGATCCAACCGCACCGTGTTCGAGATGCAGGTCGACGAGATCGGCCCGTCGCTGCGCTACGCCACCGCGCAGGTCAACCGCACCGGCCGCCAGGCGGCCGGGCCGGTCTACGGCAATCCGGCAGCGCAACCGCCCGCCGCCAACACCGGTGCCGGCGGTTGGGGCCAGCAACCGCAACAGCCCCAGCAAGCATCCCAGCCGCAACAGACGGTGGGGGACCCATGGGGCATCACGCCGTCCCCCGACAAGGATGACGACGAACCGGAATTCTAAGGAGAAGACATGAAAGCCAGCGAACAACAGGCGCTCATCCCGCAGGAGGCCACGCCCGACACACTCATCGACCTCATCGGCAAGACCCAGCAGGTCACCAAGGCCGCGGCCGTCGTGCTCAAGGCATGCCGCAACGTCATGGACACCAACACCAAAAAGGAGCACATCGACAAGTGGGGCGGCATCCACGCCATCACCGAAGCCGTGTACGACTGCGCAGACCTCGCGCAGCGCATCCTCGACGCGGGACTGGCCATGGAGAACATGTGCGCGAAGCCCGCCACGTCACGGCAGATGATCCTCATCGACGACCTGCGCCGCAGCCTCGACATGGACGACGGCGACGTGGAGGCGACCGTCGATCCGGACACCGGCGAGATCGACTGAACCACGGAAGGAGAAGAAGAGATGTGGTTTATTGTCGACGACCAGATGGCCGACGACAGGCGCATCCGCCGCCTGCCGCTCGCCACCGTGGGACTGTGGGTCAAACTGTGCGTCATCCACTCCAAAGGCGTCTCGATGCAGGCCAAGGACCCGGCTGCGTACCCCGGCCACTTCGACAAGCTCGACCTCAAGGACGCCGGCGGCACCATGAAACAGCTCCAGCAGCTCATCGACTCCGGGCTCATGGAAGAGCATGACGGCGGATGGCGTCCGGTCTACGCGGAAGGCATCTGCAGGGAGCCCCGAGTGTTGACCGAAGAGCAACGCGAGGCGCGCAGAAAGGCCGGGAAAAAGGGCGGACTCAGCAAGGCCGCCAAGCAGAAAGCCAAGCAAACGTCTGGCGACTTGCCAGAAAACAGCCAAGCAAACGGAGAGCAAAACAGTAGCGAGACAGGTAGCAAACCGTCTAGCAAGTTGCTAGAGGACAGCCAAGCAAAAACATGGCATAAAACCGATACCTATACCGATATACCCTCTCCGACCCCTCCCGCCGGCACCGCGAAGCAAACCGCCACGCCGGAATCCGGCTTCGACCATTTCGCCGAAACCTATCCCGGATCCGTCGGCGCGAAAGGCCGCAAGGCCGAAGCCGAAGCGCGAAACCTGTACGCGACGATCGCCGGAGACCCCGTCCAGCTCGCCCGGCTCCAAGCCGCGCTCCGCCGCTACAAGCGAGCCGTCAACGACGGCCGCATCCCACCGCGCCAAGTCCCACGGCTCAGCACATGGCTCCGCGACCAATGGGAGACCTGGGCTCCCGAGCCAATCTCGCCGCCGCCAAGCCACAAGCACACCTGGAACTGCGAACACGTCCATCGGCTCATGGATCCGCACGAGGACGAATACGACCACACCGGAAGCCTCCGCAACGGCAACCCAAGCGAATGGTGGAAGGCATGCCAGGCGTGTGCCGAAGAACTCAACCAACAACAAACCAGCAAGGAGAAGCAATGAGCAACTACCAAAGCAACCAGATCAAGCTCATCAACACGAGCCTGATCGACCCCCACCCCGACAATCCACGCAAAAACATCGGCGACGTGACCGACCTCGCCGCCAGCATCAAAACCAACGGCCTCCTCACACCCCTCAGCGTCGTACCCAACGGCGAGCGCTACATGGTCATCGCCGGTCATCGTCGCCTTGCGGCGTGCAAGCAGGCGGGGACCGGAGCCGTCCCATGCTTCGTGCTTGACCTCGACCCGTTGCAGCAGCTCGAGGCGATGATCACCGAGAACTGCCAGCGCGAACAGCTCACCGTGTTGGAGGAGGCTGACGCCATCCAGGGCATGCTTGATCTGGGGGCCACCACCGCCGGCGTCGCGCACAGGCTCGGCCGAAGCGCCGACTACGTGCGTGACCGCGCCAAGGTCGCCGGGATCAAGACCGAGGTCAGAGCGACCCGCGACGATTTCGGCCAGATCTCCATTGGCCAGCTCGTGGCCATCGCGCGATACGACGGCCGTCCGGATCTGCAGAAGCGCCTCGCGCAGGCGGCGGGCACCTCGAACTTCGACTACACCCTCCGCCGCATCGAACGCGATGAGAACGACCGGCAATGGGTTGAATCGGTCGCCGTGCTCCTCGGGGAGCCCGACAGCGGCATCAACTTCATCCCCGACCCCGAGAAGCCCTACGGCGACCCGGAATGGTGCTACCTCGGCTGCATGTTCCCGTCCACCGGCACCCCCGAAGAAGCCATCGAGAAGATCCGAGAACAGAACCCGGCCGCCGTGTCCATCCACGAAACGTCGCAGCAGGTCTACCTCTGGACCCGCCGCGACAAGACCGCCATCACCGAAAAGGAAGCCCGACGAGCCGCCGAACAGGCCGAACGCGACGCCCGCCGGCACGCGCTCGAGGAATACGCCGCCGCATCCGCAGACAAGCGCATGACATGGCTCCACGCCAACCTCCACGCCATCAAACGCGCCCAGCTCGTCGAAACCACGGCCCGGCTCGGACTCCTGCAGATCATCGACCCGAACCCGCAGGGCTACACGCAGGCGCTGAGCACATGGAACGGCGCCGCATGCGGTGGCGAACAATTCACCACCATCAGCGGCATCGAACCGGAACGGGCGCTCGCCGAACTCCGCTACCACCTCGACGAACCCGACTGGGCGGTCTGGGCGGTGCAAATCCTCGCCGCACGCATCGAATGGTTCATCGACCCGACCGACTGGACCACCGTCAACGACACCAGCAGACGCATCCCCGGCTACTACCAGATCCTCCAAGACCTCGGCTACACGCCCACCGACGACGAAACCAGCCACCTCGACCAGCTCATCGCCGCCATCACCGAAGCCGACTCCGACGAAAACGAAGAAGACGAGGAGAACAACCAATGACCAGGGAACAACTCGACAAACTCAGCCGCCTCCTCACCGACACCGCCCAGACCGCCAGCACAATCGAACTGCGAGCGCTCGCCGGTGGCAGGGCGGATGACGGCATCGTGGCGATGGCGGCCGGGCTGAGGGCCAATTGCACTGCTTGTTTGGTGTTGGTTGACGGTCTGATGCAGGAGGGGGTGCGTTGTGAGTGAGTTCGATGATTCCAAGCGTGCCGCTTTGGAGCGGCAGGGATGGCATTGCCTGCGTTGCGGGACGAACATCCATGACCCGTCATGCTGGCCCGGACGTTCCGGCCATCACCGTCAGCTGCGGCGGGCGGCGGATCCGGATGTGAGGCACAGCCCAGTCAACATCGTCGAGCTGTGCGGCAGCGGTGACACAGGATGCCATGGTTGGGTCCACCAGCATGTGGCCGAGGCCGAACGACTCGGGATGATC